GCCGGGGAAGTCGTGGCGGAAGTGGCCCTCGTCGGTCGAGACGGTCGATCGGGAGATCAACTCCCCACCGGCCGAGACACGGATCGGGATGACCTCGCCATATAGGGCATCGGACTCTCGTGCAGCAGGCTCGGGAACGAACCCACCGTCCGAGATGCCGTACAGGTTCGACGGGAGCGGAGCAGCAGCGGAGACGTCGGTGGCCGAACCGTCAGCGCCGAACTCGACCTTGACCCGCTGATGCTGGACGCCACCGACGTCGTCGGTGGCGATGGTCGTTCCCGAGCCCGCCGTGATGGGGACGTTGTCAGCGATGGCACCCACCTCCTCCTGTGTGATGGGTTAGGCTCGCGCCATGATCCCCGAGCGAGTAGAGAGCAGAGTGCAGCGCTCCCCGGATGGTTGCTGGCTCTGGAGAGGCCCACTCCAGAAGAACGGGTACGGGTACACACGATGGAAGATCGGAGATCGTTGGGGCCACGCCCGAGTTCACCGGATCTACTACGAGGAGCATGTCGGACCGATCCCCCGAGGGATGGAGATCGACCACACGTGCAAGGTCCGAGCCTGCGTCAACCCCGCCCACCTGCGAGCGTGCACACACGCCGAGAACCTCGCCACCAGGAACCATCGCGGACCGACGCGCAAGGACGCGTGCGTGAACGGGCATCCATTCACCTCCGAATCGACGTACACCGACCCCCGGGGTTACCGGTCCTGTCGGGTCTGTGGGACCGAGAGGATGCGTCAGCACCGGTTGCGCAAGAAGGACTGACTCAGCCACCGTTCACCCCACTGTCGGCCAGGTGCTGGATGGCGTCGTCGATCGACGACTGCGCAGCGATCAGGGGCGCTCGTACCGGGTCGTCCTCGGAGAGCGGCGTGATCCACATCGAGATGCGCTCCGTGGCGATCGCCAGCAGGGTCGAGAGATGCGCCCCGTCGTCCTCCACGGTCGGCCAGTTGATGCCGATCGCCCGCATCGGCTCTCCGCCGAGGACGACGTCGCAGAGGGCCTGTTCATCGTTGATGGTGTAGTCCTGAATCATCTCAACCTCACAGCTCGCTCGTGTCGATCCAGATCATCCCGGTGTCAGCCGGAGGCGTTGGGCCACGATGGATGCCGGTGCCGTTGGCGTACGGCAGCGAGACCCACGGCGTGATGCCGTCGCCGATCTTGAACTTCTGGGTGTCGGTCTCGACGGCGATCTCTCGCACTTCGAGCACCGGGTTGGACACCGTCATCGCAGCAGCGCTTCCGCCGCGGTGGCGGTAGCGGTAGCGGGTCGTCAGGGTGGTGCTCACGGGCCACCTCCATCGAGATCGAGGGCGGCGTCGTTGCCGTCCATGATGATCGTGGCGGGCGGCTGGTAGCCCCAGTTGCCGGGAGGCTGCACCGGCGGGCGCTGGCTGAACGGATCGTCGTTGCCGCCGTCGGTGATGTCGCCGTTGATGACGTCCCACTGCGTCGGATACAGCGGGTAGGGCGAATGGCCTCGAAGGGCCAGCGCCTCCTCGGAGATCGTGATCGTGTAGGCGATCGAGGACGTGTCTTCGAGCTGCGCCCGGAAGAACGAACCGATCACGCTGTCCGACCCCTTCGGTCCGAAGCCCGTCGCCACCTCGGTGTCGTCCGGCGAGTTGATCTGCCAGCGCGTGCCGTTCGAGCGCACGAGGAAGTCGCCCTCACGCATCGCCATCCCGCTCACCGTCTGCACCTCGGCGGTGTGGATCTCGACCTGGCCTCGCTTCTCGGTGTCCTGCGAGACGACGTCCTTGGTCCAGATCGCCGGACGGTAGACGACCGCCCGCAGCCCACCTGCGAAGGTCGTCCCGAGGCAGTCGGGGCAGTTCTTCCGCGGGGCCTGCTTGTAGGCGTCGGCGATGTCGCCGTAGTTGAGGTAGCACGTCGGGCAGCGCCCCACGAGTCCGGCGCGGAAGTCGAAGGCGTTCCACAGCATGACGCACGCCGTCATCTCGCCGAAGAAGCGCACGGCCTCGTCGTGCCGCTCGATCTCCTGGGCGACGGCGTAGGGATGCTCGTTGGGGTAGAGCTGGGTCACGGCTCACATCCCTCGGAACGGAGGCAGCATCCGCGGACGTGCCGGGGTCATGTTCGGGCCGAAGTTGCCGTACAGCCCGCCGCCGACGAGGACCGACATCCGGCCCAGGTTCATCGAGGCCATCTTGTAGACGTCGAGGATCTCGGCGATCTCGTTCTGCTCCATCTCCAGCAGCGTCTGCCAGCGCGACAGGTAGTCCCGACGGTCGAGGCGCGCCGGGGAGACGCCCTGAGCGTCGGGCTGCTCGACGTAGGAGCGCATCAGGTGCTTGATCACCTCGATGTAGAGCGCTCGCACGAGCAGCCCGCCCCAGTTCGTGTACGGGAAGCTGTCGTCGGCGAGGGTGTAGCTCTGGTGCGGCTGGCTCGTGGTGTTCAGCCAGCCGAGGGCGTTGGTCAGCAGCCGAGCGACGGTCTCCCGGCCGAAGCTGGTCTGGGCGTAGGCGACGAGGTGGGGCCCGCCGAGCGGCGAGTCGAACAGGTCGGCGAACATCGCCCACACCGTGTCCACGACGGACCGAGCCATGTCGCCGAGGCCGTTGTAGGCCGTCGAGGTCGACGAGGGGACCTCGATGTCGGTGCGGAACTGCTCGTTGATCCCGCCGAGGACGTACTGCCAGAGGATGAAGTACAGGCCCGGGTTGCCCGTCTCGACGGAGCTGAGCCGCGCCCGGTAGGTGCCTGTGGCGACGTGGGTCGAGGCCCGGGTCCAGATCAGGGCGTTGGTGGCGTAGGTGCGGAACTCGATCGTCGGCACCACGTCGGCATCGACGACCGTGTTCTGGTCGTTGGTGACGGTGAAGTCGACGTTCGAGATCGAGTAGCGACCGACGAACAGGAAGTCCGACATCTCAGAACCCCACCTCCGTCACCGAGATCTGGGCCGGGTACGAGGCGGAAGCGCGCAGCGTGCTCGTCCCACCGACCGAGGCCACGGCGTTGATCTTGAGGTTGTACTGGGTCGAGCCAGCGGCAGGGTTGTCGAAGATCTCGATCGTGCCGCCAGAGCCCCAGTAGTCGTACGAGGCGGCGGCGGGGCGACCCTTCCACTGGGCGACGAACAGCGCCGTCGAGCCGCGGAACAGCCCGACCTCGGAGACCCCGCCCGAGCCAGCAGCGCCGTTGTCGAGCGCCGAGAAGCTCGCCGAGATCTTGATGCGCTTCGCCGTCGATCCGACGTTGGTGGCCGGGACGGTGACGGTGCACGAGATCGCCGTCTGCGGAGACGTCGATGAGGTGGCGAAGTTCGCCACGAGGTCGGTGGTGCCGAGGAGGCCCTTCACCTCGCAGCGGACGAACGCCGTGCCGTTCCAGCGCCACAGCAGATCGGTGTCGGTCTCCCAGATCCGCATGCCGACGTGGTTGGCACCCCACGATCCCGGACGCGTCCCCGAGGTGCACGGGTAGATGCCGGGGTACGAGTCCAGGATCGTGAGGTTGTTGTAGTGCTGGACCGTGTCGAACGCATCCGACGTAGCAGGACGGACGAGCGCCAGGCGGTTCGTGGGGCTGCTCATGGTTCAGTCGGATGCCTTTCGCGAGATGGTTCCATCTCGCCAGACGTTGTCGGTCAGGCGAGGTACTGGGCGTTGCTCTCCCGGAGGCGCTCGATCAGCTCCTCCTTCGAGCCGGAGACCTTGAGGCCCCGAGTGCGCAGCTCGTCCTTGAGCTGCTCTCCGGTGAGGCTCTCGTAGCCCTCCTCCGGCTCCGGGGACCAGGTCGAGGTGTCAGGAGCCTCCTCGCCGCTGTTGGGCGACACGGCCTCTCCGCTGCCCTCGGCGACCTCCGCCCCGGCGTTCACCACGACCGGCTCCTGGTCGGCCTCGTCGGCCGTCACCGGCTGCGGGACATCGACCCCGAGAGCGACGGCACTGGCGTTCTCCACCTGCTCGCTGCTCGGGACGTGAGCCCCCTCGGGGCCCGAGGTGTCGACGGTACCGAGATCGACGACGATCGTCGGACTGACGACCTCGCCGCTCTCCACCTGACCCATCGAGGCGGCCAGCTCGATCGCCTCGGGATCGCCGGGACCATCGACCTCGGCACCGCGGCCGATGTGGCCCTCGACGACGCCGAAGACCGTCGGGTTGACCTTGTGGAGGTGCTCGCCGTTCTCACCGGCCGAGGTGTCGATGCGGCCGTAGACGTGGAGGGGGTTGGGCTGGAAATCGCTCATGTGTGGGTCTTCTCCCTCAGTGCTGTGGTTCGAGCGACAGATCGCTCGGCTGGCTCTTGCTCACCGCTGCGATGTGACGTTCGAGGTCTGCTTCCGTGATGACGACCGTGCCGTTGCGCTGGGTGGTCGATGCGTCGATCAGGGCCTGGGTGGCATCCGAGGACGCCTTGAGGCCCGCCTTGTAGCGGGCAGCCTGATCGGCGATCGCCTGCTTGAGCGCCTCGTCGCTGTCGTCGACCTCCAAGATGCCCAGGGCCACCGCCTTGTAGAACTGGACCGACTCCACCATGTCGTCCGGGCACTGCTGGATGGACTCGACGGGGTTGCTCCGGGGCTCCCACGTGACGTGAGGCTTCGTCTTGTCCAGCGTGGACAGCACCACGATGGTGTCGCTGTTGTTCCTGACGGTGACCGGCATGGCTGTTCTCCTTGGAGAGGCCCTCCTCGTGGAGGGGTTGGTGTTGGGATCTTGGAGGTCGACGACGTGCGGGAGGATCAGGTCTCCAGCGGGCCCCGGGTCGACACCGGGACGTCCGGCACGCAGAGCACGCCGAACATGACCGCACCTTCGGAGAAGGTCGTGGGGGCGGTCGTGGTGCGGAAGCTCAGCACCGAGGTCGCGCCGAAGCTCCACGAGTTGGCCGCCGACCAGGCGATCCGGCTGGCCGGGATGACCTTGCCGGTCGGGGTGGCGTTGGCCGAGGTGAGGGCGAGCAGGCCACCCGAGGTCGCCGTGGGGGCGAGCAGGTCCGTGCTCGGATCACCGGCCGTCGTGGTGGCGATCGTGGCGGTCGGCGTGGTGCCGCCGGTGAGGCTGCCCGTGGTCGTCGCGAGCGGGACGTCGGTACCCGCCAGCGAGCCGCCGAAGGTGATCGTCACCGGCGTGCCCGGCAGAGCGCCACCACCGCAGGTGACGTCGCCGACAGCGATGTTCGACATCGCCTCCAGGGCCGACTGGACGGCAGCGGCGTTGGCGTTGTAGGCGATCGCAGCCGACGTGACACCGTCGTAGGTGATCGTGAACGTGCCACCCGTCGGCGTGCCGGTGATCGTCAGCGTCTGGACCTCGTTGGTGCCCGGGACGTTGTCGATGTAGAGCTGCACGTTGGCGGCCTTCGAGGCCGTGGTGACGGCCGTGGTGACCGCAGCGAAGGCTGCCTGGACGCGACCGGCGAAGCCCGGCGTCAGCGTGGCGAGCGTCTTGTTCGCCTCGGCAGCGCCGGTGAGCGTGTACGGGGCCGTCAGCAGCAGGCCGGGGCCGAGGTCGTCGAGCGAAGCGCCGAAGGCACCGTCGGCGATCTTCATGAACTCGCGGGACGACACGATCGCCTTGGCGTTCGCATCGAGGAGCTGCTTGTTGACGGTCACCTGGGCCTGAGCCGAGCGGACCTGGAGGATCTGAGCCATGGATGTGTTCCTTTCACGTGGTCTCACACATTGGCTCGGCCTCGACCCCTGGCGGACAGGATCGGCCGTGACTACGATCAGCTCACCCGATCGGCACCTCGGCACAGCATGGCGGATCTCATGTCCTTCGTCGTCACCCACCCGTTCTACGGACCTCCCGTCTACCACCACACCACCTGCCCGGCGATCCGGCGATGGTTCAAGGGAGGCGAGCAGGCGATGCTCCTACCCCCGGCAGACGCCGTGCCCTGCAAGAGATGCGGAGGGCGGGAGTTCGTGAAGACCGAGCTGGCTCCGGTGACCCATCGGGTCAAACCGGTCGGCACCTACCACGTTCACCGCAAGACCAAGATGCTGGTCCCGGACCGGTGCCCGTCGTGTTCGAGCCAGTGCGTCGAGCACGACTCCGGCCGGATCTGGATCTGCTGGGAGTGCTCGTGGTACGGCGAGGTGAACTCGAAGACCTGGACCCGCTCCGACCTGACCCCGGACGCGAAGCGAGGGACCGAACCACACCTCGCCGGACGAGCTGTCCCTCGTCGAGCAACGCTGGGTCGATCCCTCGCTTCGTAGGCGGGGAACCTACTCGAAGGCTCAGTCGGGGACGAAGACGAGTTCCCCGGGGCGGAGCATCCGGCTCGGGCCACCGTTCCACTCCTGGAGCTTCGCCAGGTTCGCCGGGCTCTGCGTCTGGCCGCAGCGGGCGAGCAGCGAGTACCACCCGTTGCCCGGCTCGACGAGCGCCGAGTGGCCAGCGTGATCCGGGACCCAGATCGAGCCGCCGGTGCGCCAGGCCACCGGATCGGGGTTGGCGGCCTGGAGCTTCGGGTACTGGCCCCCGGCCCCGTAGGCGACCGAGGCCACGTGCCACGGAGTGTCGCCGGTCTTGATCCGCCAGAACCCCGTCGGGATGTAGTTCACCGAGCTGTTCGAGGTGGTCGGCGGGGGGTCGGGGATCGGGGCGGGCGGCGGAGGCGGAGTGGGGATCTCGATCTGCGGCGGGGGCGTGGGCTGCGGGGCCTCCGGCTGGAACGGAGCGAAGACGATCGCCGCCACGTCCGAGCGGAAGTGGTCCATGTCCCACATCTCGTTCGCCCCGCCGGTGTAGAACGACGGGCCGCGAGGGTCGATCTTGCGCCCCGGGGCCCACTCGAAGTGGGCGTAGATCCGCCCCAGCTCGATTCCCCATCCGAAGCGGCCGGAGTAGGCCCCGTAGAGCGCTGCGACGCCGTGGAGGATCGACAGCACCTGGACGTCCGGCCATGCCTCACCGACGCCGTTGTTGCCGCACTCGATGCCGATCGTGCGAGCGTTGGCGGCGTCGAGGGGGATGCCGTGGTACGGACCGCCCTTGCCGCTCGTGTTCGACGCTCCGGCAGCCTGGACGTACCAGATGCCCTTGCGGCTGACGTAGCAGTTCGAGATCGGCTTCGAGGGGTGGTTGATCGCCCCGTAGACGGCCGACGACTGGCCGTCCATCAGCGGGTTCTCGGCGGTGTGGTGGACCGAGATGCCCTCCGGTCCACGAGCGGCGTCGTAGCCACCGGAGCCGCGGGCCCGGGTCTGCCATCCGGGGATCTCGATCACGGTGAGACCGGCACCCCGCAGGATGTCGGCGAGGTCGGTGAGGAACAGCGAGCCCATGGTCAGTCCTCCGCCGAGTAGGCGTCGTCCGGCTCGATGTCGCCGATGGTGCCCATCGCCTCCCAGAAGGCGACGATCTCTTCCTCGGGCATCCCAGCGTCGCGCATCTTCTGGGTCTCGGCCTCGAAGCCGAGCTGGCGGAGGCCGAACATGAACGCATCGACCTCCTCCTGGGTCTTGCCCTCGGAGAGCATCTGCGCTTCGAGCGCCAGCATCTCCTCCAGGCCGTTGAAGTCGGTCACGGTGCCTCCTGATCGTGGGTGATTCGACCGGTACATCATCGCACGAAGGTGGGTGAGGCGAACAGAGGCCGAAAACGACAAGAGCCCCGCACGAGGCGGGGGCTCCAGCGGGGAACTTCCTTGAACAGTGACGCCGTCGGTATCCCGACTCCTCGACGCACCGGCTCCGGACCTCACTGCATGGCACCCGAAGCGTTGGACCCGAACTCGACTCCGACCACACTTCCCGGTGGTCTCCCACTGGGCAGTGGCCTCGGCGTCTCGCACGGGGCAGCTCAACCTTCGAGGGGAGATCCTACACATGGGACCTGTGGTCGTCAACGGGTGATGTAGGGTGATTTCCCGACGTGGGATCAGCTCTGCATCTCCGTGCCGCACGTCGGCTCGCTCGGATCGAGGCGTGGGAGCGCGCCATCCCACTGCTGGAGCACCTCAGGGACGACAGGTTGTCGGGCATCCACGACCCCCAAGCACCACTCGCCATCTCGATGCTGTCGGCTGCTGTCGGGGCGGCTGATCGCGCCGCAGGGGTGAGGCTCTACAACGAGATCCACCCGGAAGCGATCGACGAGCTGGGCATCCATCTCTCCGAGCTGATGCAACGAGAGCGCAACGCAGCGATCGAGGACCTGATCGAGCTGGTGCGGGAGCTGATGGAACGCCACCACGCCACACTCGTCGGGGAGGCGGTCGCCGTCGCTCGGGGAGGGGCCGACGAGTCCGGGGCCGCCCATCCCCATGAAGCGACCCCGAGACCCGTCGGGTAAGGACCAGGAGGCGGCCCTCACCTCCTTCGTGGAGTACCCGGCCGACACACAGGAGATCCATCCGAGGAGACGCGACGAGGCCCCGACCGGAGTGATCCGATCGGGGCCTCGTTTTTTGCTCGGGATGCGGGGGGGCAACAGCCTGTCCCGTGGGGTCAGAGCTTGGGCGGGCGTTCCTGGGTGGTGCCTCGCAGCGATTCGAGGTGGGCCCAGGTCTCTGCGTCGACTGCCGACTGAGCGACGATCTTGTTGACCCCCACGCCCCATGGCTCCTCGCAGTCCGGCCTGGCGCACAAGAGCAGCGGAGATCCGCCACCTGCCCAGAACGGAACCCCACGCCGAGCGTTGATGATCGTCTGGACGAGGCCACAGTGGTGGCACCACCCCATGATCTCGCCGGACTCTCCGGCATCCAGGAGTTCGGCTTCCTCTGCGACGAACATCGGCGCTGTCATACGGGGGAGATCATGCCACAGATCCACTCGACGACAGGAACCATGGCCTCCTCGCCGAACACAAGGAGTTGAATGCCGGTCGAACGGAAGGCGGCCCACTTCGCCGGATCGTCCGGGTCTTCCCACCCCTTGGTCTCGATGGCGATCTGCTGCTGGGGGAGCCAGAGATCCGGGGCGTACCAGTGGCCGGGAGACCACTCGACACCGCTCTCGCGATCGAAGCGCTCGACCTGGATCTTCGCCACTCGCAGAGCGCCCCAGACGAGCGCTTCATAGCTGGAGTCGAGGAGCACGTCGTGATCGCGGAGGACGACGTGGTGCTTGGTCTTCGTGTGCTTCATGGCGCACTCGTTCGAGCAGTAGAGCCCGGCGTTCCGGCTCGTCTTGCGGAACTCGAAGGGCTTCGAGCACGCCCGGCACACCCGCGTCTCCCAGATGGCCTCGTTGCGCTGACGCTTCCGCCGGTACTGCGCTCGGCACTCGTCAGAGCAGTAGGACTTCACGTGGTTGCGCACTTCGTAGGGGAGTGCGGCTCCGCAAGGGCATCGCCTCGGATCGGCGTCGTAGAGCGCCCACGACTCATCCCCGGCCCGTTTGTTCGCTACCTGCCGAGAGCAGGCTCGCGAGCAGTAGGTGGTCCTGAACCCCTTCCCAGCCTCTCCCGTCATCCTGTTGACCTTGGTCTCGAAGACCTCACCGCATACCGGGCACGTCCTGGCTTCGACCACCAACAACGAGGGACGCCCCCTCTTGCGAGGAGGCGTCCCTTCGTGATCCTGGGGCTCGCTGCTGTCTTGCTGAGTGATGGCGACCTCGTTCATGCTTCCGATGCTAGTCGGAATAAACGAGATGGCAATCACTACGGCTTGACAAGTTTGGCAATGCCCCTCGCGTTGAGGATGGTCATGTTGACCATCTCGTCGAAGACCCAGCCCTTCCAGAAGGCGGCAACCCGGTGGTTCTCCTCGACGTCGAGCGAGTAGAGCACCGGGAACACGCCCAGGAAGTTCGGGTCCGGCAGCAGCCAGGCCGTCTTCGGGGTGACCATGACGCTGCGGGCGATCTGGAACTCCCCGAAGGTCGTGATCGTCTCGCCCGCCACCACGCGGTCCTTCATCGCGAAGCCGGTGGTGTTGATGTCCCACTTGTAGAAGTCGCGGTAGTCCGCGGCCGACACGAGCAGGCGGGTGGCGGTCAGCTCGTGCTGATCGATGAGGGCCGCCGTCGAGTACAGCGAGTCGGCGGTGAAGTACCCACCGACCTCCGTGACCGTGTGCGTCGGCGTGACCGTGTGGTCGGCCCGGGTGGCGTACCCGGTGAGGGCGACCTGGAGCAGCGTGAGGAGACGAGCGTCCTCCTGCTTCATGATCGCCTGCCGGGTCTCGTCCTGGAGCTGCTCGACCACGTTGATCCGCAGGTAGACGAGGTCCTCCTTGCGGATCGCGGGCTGCGAGGCGATGCGGAAGAAGTCCACCCGCACACGCTTGCCCTCGAACGGGGTCACGCGGACCTCGCCCTCGTGGCCGCTCATGACGTACGCCTGGCCGAGGTCGTCGAAGACGTCGTACTCGACCGGCGTGCCGGGGGTGATCGTGTCCTCCAGCAGCACGTTGCGCACGATGCCCTGGTACCGCAGCTTGAGCTGGATCGGGCCGATCATGCCGACGCCGAGGCGCTTGATGCCGTTGACCCCATCGCTCAGGATGGTGGCCATCCGCTGCTGCTTCTGGACGGTCGACAGGGTCGCCGCCCCATCGCCGCCACGGCGTCGGATGATCTCCGACACGTAGTCGTCGCTCCGCTTGGCGACACGGGGACGGAGCCCCGGTGCGAGTGCGATGCCGCTCATGGTGTTGATCTCCTTCTCGATCAGACGGCTCAGCCGTACACGTCGTGCTGGGTGAGGCCGGTGATGATCAGGCGATCGGTGGCCGGGCGGCTCAGCGCACGGGCGATCGGCTTGGCGCTCGCGCCGGTCGCACCGGCGGGGCAGAGCTTGCCGCGGGCCGAGCCCGAGGCCCCCGTGTAGGCGTGGACCAGGAGGCCCGTGCCGTTGGTCGGGAAGGTCCACGTCGCGGCGCTGTCGAACGCCGGGGCGAGGATCTCGAACTCCGAACCGGCCGTGATCGTCCACACGGCGACCGAGTTGACACCCGAGTCCACCGTCTGGTCGATGCCGTACACCGGAGCGATGTAGTGGCCGCAGAGGCCGATCGGCACGCCGGTGGCGTCGAGCAGCGTCACGACGTCCGAGACGCCCGACGAAGCGGTGGCCTTGCCCATGAGGGCCATGCCCGGGTAGATGTCCACGCTCTTGTCCCAGCTCGGGTCCAGGAGCATGTCGCGGGGGGTCGCATGCTCGAAGCCGTACAGGGGACGGAGCGTGGAACGGATGTACGCCTTGTCCAGCGGTGTCCGCAGCATGTGCTGTGCTCCTTGGTTCTCGGGTTGGGCTGTCCCATTCCCTCACCAAAGAGGCGGAGTCGCCTCAGACCGGACAGGATCGACCAGTAGGAAATCTTCGAGTGGCCGATCAGCCGTCGACCGGTGGATGCCCATCCACTTCCGGGATCGAGATGTTCGCATCTCGCAGAGCAGCTTCGAGCTGGGCGATGCGCCGCCTCTGGAACTGCTCTCTGCGTTCGAGCTTGGCGATGCGCGCCAGGCTGATGTCGAGCCGCTGCTCGGTCTTGTCGAACGTCTCCCGCATGTCCTTGAGCATGTGGGAGTAAGTGTCCGCAACGAGGCCGGTCGTTTCCGCCGCCGTCTTGCGTCGACCGAACCAGGTCGTGATGATCGAGGAGATGATCCCGGACGAGATCACGGCGATGACGATCGCTGTGGTCAGCTCGTTCTTGCCAGCGACACTCGATCCATCGACCGCTGCTGAGAACCACTCGAAGCCCACCTACTCCTCCTCCGGGTCGATCGCTCTGCGGATCTCTGGCAGTACCTCGCGGGCCTTGCGGACCATGTGGTCAGCGAGACGATGGGCGTTGGACATCACGGCAAGGGGGAGGCCCATCCACGGCCCCAGGAGCCACGCTGCGATGCCCACCGGACGGATGTACCGAGACCACTCGGGGTCGGGGTCGATGATGAGCCACCAGTAGCCGATGTGGTACAGGAGGGCGAGGAAGGCCGAGAACAACAGAGCGTGCCGGAGCCAGCTCCCCGGCACCTTGCTCACGATGTGTGTCCCAGCGTAGAAGTTCACGACCACGGCAGCGGCCGAGCCGAACAGACTCAGGACAACGACGAGGAGATCCACATCGTTCACGCCCTCGATGTCCTTCCCCGCCCCTCAGGGCGATCGACGTCAGTCGAACAGGCCGACTTCGTCCTGGGAGACGGCGAGACCGGCGAAGCCACCGACGGCCTGGATGCCCGGCACCGCCATCGAGGCGAGGCTGGGGGCCGAGCGCTGGGCCACGTGCGGGGCCGGACGGCGCTGCTGCTGAACGGAGGCGGAACGGACCACCTGGTCGAGCGTGGCGATCTGGGTGCGGACGATCTCGGGCCGGGTCGTCGCTGCGATCTTCTCGGCGATGACGAGATCGTCGCCGGACTCAATGCCCGCACGGATGCGCAGTCGGGCGAGACGGAGCGAGGCGAACACGTGCGCCTCGGCCGCCTTGCGGGCCTGCACCCACGAGCTGTCGCCAGAGAACGCCGGAGCGGTGTCGGTGCCACCCGAGGCGTCGGGCTCGATCTTGATCACCGTGTCGGCGTACGGCGGCATCTCCGTCGTGCCCGCCACCGGAGCGGTGACGTCGGCGTTCGCCAGCGGAGCGACGTTGCTCATGGCGGCACCGGGCGACGTGACGTCGGTGGTGGTCGCCGGGCCCACGTCGGTCAGCACGGCGCTGCCCGAGGAGACATCGGCCGTCGCATCGGGAGAGCGGGTCTCCTCGGTCGAGGCCGAAGCTGCCTGGGCGGCGGGCTCGGGGACCGGCTGGCCAGGATTGTTGACGTCGGCTCGGCGCTGACGTCCGCCCTGGGCTGCACGCAGCCGAGCGTTCTCGGCACGCAGGGCCTGGATCTGCTGAGCCTGACGCTGGGCGATGGCTTCGGACGGTCGCATGCGGATTCCTCCCGTTCTCTCTGCCCCTTCGTTCGGAGGCGTGTCCTTCTGGACAGGATCGGCCTCGTCATCTCCCTCCTCGGGAGGTACGAAGGCGGGTGCCGACATGAGGTCCGGGTTGACCCACCCATCTCGCATGTCGACCTTCTGGGCGACTTCCAGGTCCGGCTCACGGAAGGGTTCCGGAGGCGGAAGGAAGCCGCACACGGTGCAACGGCCGGTGCCGTCGAACTTGTTGCGCTCACCGCACACCGGGCACTCGACGAGCCCGAGCGTGTTGACGACGGCGGGGGCCTTCATCTCACCCCAGGCGGTCTTCTCGACGGTCGCCATCTTCGACGCTCCCCTCACGAACGGCTTGTGCCGCGGGATCTTGGTGATTGGCGAACGACCTCCGCCGAGCATCTTGCCGCATGCCGGACAGGCCATGCGCATGCGACGCTGAGGGTTCTCGATCGCCTGGTTGCTCGCCGGACAGAGATCAGGATCGAGGGACGGTGCAACGGGGGCGATACCGGTCTTGGCGCACGAGAACACCTTCACGTCGCTCTTGGAGTAGCCCTGATCCTGCATCTGATCGTCGATCACGATGTCGAGGGCATCCTCCCAGTTCGATGCCGTGAAGGTGAAGCTCGTCGACTGGAGGTACTTGGCCTTCGAGAGATCACCGCACCCGGCGATGTGCAGCTCGAACAGGTCTCCGCCCACCCCGCCCTGCACGCACGCGAACGCCATATCGGCAGTCAACGACTCCTGAGCGCCGGTGCGCTCCTGAGGATCGTGGGACGGGACCGTTCCCACCCCTGGAGTGAATCCTTCACCGGCCGACGGGAAGTTCCCGCCGCACTCACGACATGTCACGGTGCCGTCGTCGTTGATCCTCGCACTCGATCCGCGAGAGCACAGATCCGCATGATCGCCGGTGCCCACCTGCTTCGATCGGACCCGCTGTTCTCCTCGACCTCCACGTGCACCCGTGCGCTCGCGATGCTCACGAGCAACCGTCCCGGCTGCCACCCCCATGCTCCCGGAGTACCCCTCGATCACTCGGGTTCCGTCAGCGATCTGGCCGTACCAGCCGTCCTTGCCTTGCCACACGATGCCGAGCACTTCGCCGCTGACCTTGTCGACGACCTCGTGCCCGCCCTTCGTCCGGCGGGTCGTGTAGGTGTCCCAGGGGTTGCCCTTGGGCCCACGCCCAGGGTGGCCGAAGCTCGGGGTGTCCCTCGCTGCGGTCTTGGCTTGCATGCCCATCGAACGCACGCCGGTGTCGTCCACGCCGAGGAAGAACGCCGTCGGATCGGCCGGGGCCTCAACGAGGAGGCTGTTCTCGAAGAAGGAGATCTTCCGGCAGATCTCGTGGACGAGAACGTCCTCCTGGGAGCCGTCGGCGTTCTTGCGGAGCAGTCGCTGACCCTTGTGCCGAGAAACGTGGATGCAGTAGGTGTCCGGCGTCGTGGCGACGTTGCCGCAGTACGAGCACTCGCTCTCTCCGACGTCGGCCCCCATGCTGGTGCGCTCGATGTCGCCCGCCAGGATGGCCTGGGCGAGCTTCGGGAAGCGCACAGCGTCGACCTCCATCAGTACCTCGACCCAGGTGTCCGGCGTCCCGTCCGGGGCCGTGTCCTCGTGGAGCACGGCGTCGATGATCACGCCGCGGGCGCGCCGGTGGTCCTTGTTGTGGTGGTTGACGAAGACAGGCTTGCCGATGAAGGTCGCCCACGCCTGACGCAACTCGGCAGCGGGCCACGTGTCGAAGTTGTCGTTCGTCCGGCTGCTAATCGCCCGGGAGCGGACGTACAGGAACCCCTCACGAGGCTCGTAGTTGAATGTTGCCCGGTGCGCCGTACGCAGGAGCGTGTCGCCACGATGGGCGACCTTGGCCTCCAGCAGATCAGCATTGGCGAACTTGATGAGCACGGCGTCTCCTCCACCCCTTCACGAGGGTTTGGGGTGGAGGTCGACAGGATCGGAGGTGGCCCCGGAGCACCGTAATCCACGTGTGGGTCGCCTGCACGCATACCCACCAGTGCTCCAACGTTACGGCGTGCGATCGCCACCAAGATCAGGTCGTGACGGTGTGCGTGCGACCGTCGATGGCCACCACGAGGACCTTGATCCCCTTCCCGTCCTTGCGCCGGACAGTGGCAGCGGCCTCGTCGATGTCAGGGTACTCGTAGGCGTAGATCCGCCTGTTGCGGTACAGGCTCCAGCCGTTCGGCTCCTGTTCGATGCGCCAGGTGTTCTTCACTCGTCCTCCTCGAAGTCGTCGTCGTCCTCCTCGACCCTCACTCGGACTCGCTCGATGAAGCCTGCCATCTGCTCCTCCGGCAAGCCGATCGACGACAGATTCTGGTAGTCATCCAGCGACACCTTGACCTCCGCCGCCTTCGCCACGATCCCGGCGATGCGAGACCTGGTCTTCGGGCGGTCGAGGTTCTTGTAGGTGTTGCCCGACACCGACGAGACCCAGGAGAGCCACCTCGACGCAGATCCGACCTGCTCGACGTCGACCTTCAT